TTTGATAGTGGAAGAAACCTTAACGTTTTGCAAATCAAGAGAAACAATTTTTTCATTATCTAGATTTGCAATGGCTTCGTTCACAACGTCATCAATTGCCATATCAACATCAGACATCAATGAGATGTCACGATATCTTTTAATTTGTTCTGATTCATTTTTTGCTGCACCTTCAAGGTCAAGGTAGGTACCATAGTACCCACCTGCCTTAATAGTATCAAGTGCGCCTTCGTCAGAGGGCGGTACAAACGATTTTTCAGTTTGTACCGGCCCCTTTCGTTTGATTTCGTATCCAAAAATATCCATAATATTTTTTACCTATTCAAGTGATTAAGCAGGTGTTACTTCAAAATGCGCATATTGGAATGTTACGGTGAATTCTGAGATGATGTCATTTTGTCCATAACCTAAAGCAACTTCAGAAACCGTAATTGGGAACGCATTGCGTAATGTATATTTACGTAATGTTACATCATTGCGGTCAAGTTGAGCACATTCCAAATCGCATTGGTAAGCTGCTGGAGTTAACAAACCACCATTGCTTACGCGGTCGTTCATGAGATTTGACCAACGTTCAAAATATTGACGTAGCTTCATTGATGTGTCGTTCATGATAGTAATTGTCCAAGGATCGAAAATACGTTCACCTGCCAATTTTACTTCACGACCACGATATGCTACGACAGTTGGGTTTACATTTGATGCTGGGAGAGCGGCAGCTGTGACTAACAATGAGTCATCAGATGCGCCTGCACCAATAATAGCAGGCCAGGTTAGTGTTACGAGGAACTGATTAGGACGTGCACCACCTGCGCCTAGCTTATTTCTAAATTGGGTAATATCCATTTTCTATCTTCTCCTAGAAGTATATGTTTAGGCGCCTGCTACTTCTTCAAAGCTCACACCAGTACGTGTGGCGATGAAGTTCAATTGCATGAAGTTGATTGAACGTGCTGGCTTGATGTAGATGTCAGCAACGAATTCATTGCGGTCAATAACTTCACCTGTATTGTTAGTTTCATCACATACCACGCGGAAGTCATAGATACCACGACGACCACGAATGTCACGCAAGAATGGTTCTACCAAGTTACGGAATTGAGCACGTGTGAAAGCGTCATTGAATTCAAACAATTGATACTTACCTGCTGTTGCGATAGCCTTTTCTAGAACGATGAACAAACGACGAACATTGATTCTATCGAAAGCTGATGGCTTGCTAAGAAGTGTTTTGTCACCATAAAGAACAGTGCCTTCTCCTGGGAATGTTACTACAGGATTGACTCCCTTCTTATATAGTGTGTCACGTTCTGACTTTGTTGGTGACCAAGCCAACTTCACAACATTTTTGATTTGACCACGATTCAAACCACCAGGTGAGAACCAAGGATCGGCAATGTCATCAGTACGTGCGCACAAACCGGCAACGTCAGCATTCAATGGAATCCAACGATACTTGTCGTTATACTTGTCGTATTGATACTTCCAACCTGAGTCCATAACAGCATATGATGTGCTTGTTAGTGTATCACGGTCAGTAGTTACTGCTGTGGCAGCGGCTGAACCTGAAGCCTTATTGTATACTGATGACAACAATGGTGATACGAAAGCTACGCAGTCAAGACGAGTTGATGCTGTAGTAATCAAGTCAGCTGCCACAGTCATTGAATGTGGGCCATTGATAAGAAGATTTACATCAATTGTTTCAGCGTTATCAAATAAATCCCAACCTGTGATGATTTGTGCATCTGTTGGTGAATCCTTGCTAACACCACCTGACAATGAAACAAGAGCATTTGATGATACAGCAGTGAAGGTGATACCTTCTGCGCTGCTACCCCAGTTTGATGAGGCTTGGTGATCCATCCACCAAATGTACTTTGAGTTCTTCAATACTTCAACATAGTAGTTGTTGGTGCCATCTGACTTCTTGGCATCAGCAGCCTTTGAAACAAAAGCAAACTTTTCAAGAACTGTACCTGCGGTACCTGTCCATAGACCATCTTGGTCAACAACAACAATGTGCATTTCATCAGCTGAACCACCTAATGTTGAAACATATGATGATGTTGCTGGTGCGCCATCGAAGTCATCATCGTAAGCCCAACCGCTGAAAGTGCTTGCGTCAGCAATGGCTACGCCTAATGAGTTACCTAATGCACCAGGATACTTGGCTGCCCAAGCACCTACACGTCCTGAACCTGTTGAATAAGAATCTTCCCAAACAGATGAATTCTTGATGAGTACGTATGGTGTTAATGTGTGAGCTGTTCCTGAACCACCTGATGCAATATCTACAGCTGTTCCTGCATCGGCATTTGATACTGAAGTTGCCAATTTAATTGTGTTAGAATCTTGCTTAATGACGTAGTAAACAGTTCCTGATGTTAATGAACCAGGAGCAGTACCACCTCCATCATTATAGAATACAGGAGTACCTGTTTCCCAACCATGTGACGTAAGTGTGATGGTATCGTTTGCTGATGAAACAGCAGTTGAACCATTGAACGTAGCCTTGGCATATGTTGTGGCATTGCCGGCTGCGGGTGTTGCTTCAGATTGTGTTGAGTTAACAACACGAACCACCTTTAAATTGTTGGAATATCCCAAGAAGTTGGCTGCTGAAAAGAAACTTGAAGCAACAGTATCATTTGGCTTACCAAACAATGATACAAGTTCTGATTCGTTGCTTACGGTTGTGATTTCTTCAACAGGACCCCATTGGAATGGCCCAACGTAGCCGCCAATTGAACTGGCGACTGCTGGCACGATACCCGTCAAGTCTGTTTCAGTAACGAGTACACCAGGTGATAATTGAAATGCCATGTTAATCTCCTGTAATAGATTTTAATATAGGTTCGTAACCATTATATGTTGTACAAAACTAAGGTTTCAAATATTTATACATTTATGAGTTTTTACTGTTCATAAAGGTCATTCCAGGGCAATCTTTTATCAGTTGACCAGGCAATGTTGTTCTCCACTATGATGTTTTCATCATTTTCATCATTGATGAATCCAAAAGGAGTAAGTTCATCTTCAATTTGCAACATTTGCTGATGATAAATTTTATCCCGAACATTGACATTTGTAAGGTCACGGAAATATTGATTCGTCGTGAGCCATCCAAAAAGCACCAATGTCATTACTAAATCATCATGATATCCTTCATCTGCCAGATAGGAACCATTTTTTTCTATGAATGTTGAAAATTCATGTATGACATCGGCATCAAATATATTTAGTTTTTTTTCTTCTAGTAAACTCTTAATAGCAAAACACCCTTGACGTTTCACAGACTTTGTGGTTCTGACACCTAGAGTTGTTGTTTTGGCAAATCCCGGACTGATATATGTTTGGTTGTTTTCTTTAATGGTGCTTAGCAAATTTTCATATTCCAATTCGGCATATAAAATGTCAGCAATTTGACCACCGATATCGTTGGTTTCAACCAAAATGAAGGCGTTGTTGAAATCACGAGCAGCTTTATGTATCACTTGTGGGAACAACATGGGGGCAATGGTGTTGTTTTTGAATTTGCCTACAAGTGTGTATGGAATTTCTGTAACGTCAACAATTGTAAACGCAGAATAATCTCCTCCAATTCCGCGAGCAACGTCAACAACTATCACATAAGTTCTATCCTTTTTTGGTTCTTCATATAACATCAATCCCATATCATTCTGATAGAAAGGATCCGTGCTACTCATTTGAGCCAATGTTCTTCCATTAATCAACGTGTTGCTCGAACCTAAAAACTCACACAACACTTCTTGATTGAACTTCACTTCTCCTAATGTACGAAGTTGTTCTTCAGCCCAGGTTTCATCACGACCAGGAATTTCCCAGTAGGGAATGAAATGTGATATGAATCCATTCTTGCCCTTTTCAGCCTCATTCCAGAACTTCCAGAAATGATTATATCCTAGAGGTGTGGATGTCAACAGAATCTTTGTAGTGGTACCGGCAGAAATAGTAGGGTAAACGGATGCGAAGAATTCTTCAGCAACATTGTTAGGAATAATGGCGGCTTCGTCAATGTATAGCCAGTTAACAGACTTACCACGAATACCTGAAGCTGTTGTGGCAGCAGTGAACACTTTGCTACCATTTTCTAATTCTACATTACCTTTGTTCCAAGTTCGAACACCTTGTTGCATCCAGATGGGGAGATGTTCATACATGATTTGATATCTATCTAACACTTCTCGGGCGGCACTTCCTTTGTTGGCAAGAATGGCAACCGTCTTGCTTTCTTGAAACAATGTGTACCATAGAATACAGGCGGCTGATGTGATGGTCTTCCCTTGCTGACGACCTTCCATCAACACCACTTTTCTGTTATTCAGAATGACACGAACTTTTTCTTTTTGACATTCATAGAGTTTGAATAATTTCAAACCATGGTCAAGTGTCACGATGTTACAATAATTTTCAATGAAATAGATAGGGTCTTTTTGACACTTCACAATTTCCTGAATTTCTTCAGGTGTGAATTGATGTTGATAACCAACTGGCTTTAAATTGGGATTACCATGATATGAGGATTGTTCTTCAGTCATTTGTTACTTCAAGTTGTTCAGTGGTTTTCACTTGTTTCATGGCTTTCAACAACTCATGTGTGGATCCTACAAACAAATTATTTTGTGTTTGTATTTTCGGCTTCTCATCTTTTTGTAAATCTTTTTTACGTTTCTGGACTTCTAATAAATCTTTGGCTGTGTCAGAAACGGTTTTGATTAGTTGTCCTGCCACTTCATAGGCCCTGGGATGGTCACTA